GATAAGTACGGTTATTTTTGGGTTGACCCTTACTGTTACGCAAAGATTCCAGATGGTAAACCAAAGTCATTGAAAGGGGGTAATGAATTAGAATTGCTAACACGTGAGCCAATTCTTAAATCGTCTGCAACAACTTTGATAGCAACACCCAACAATACTATTGATCGTAATGTTTTAGAAACAATGGTATATGGTGAAAAGAATGTTGTAACATTTGGAGTTAAAGATAGTTTAGTTGGTGGTTCATATGCCAAAGCGTTGAATGATGGGTTAACAATTGGTAGCGGTGGCGCATATGCAGGACAATATCAAAGTGGAATCATTCAAGTGCGTGGGTTTGGTGATTGGACAAATGCAACAACACCAATTACATTAACAACGGATAGAAATGGTTATATCACAGTTCCTTCTGAATCACTATGGTATATCAAAATAATGATTGTAGCTGCTCACGCTGATGCCATTACAGGAATTGATGTTAATATCACATCTGAATTCAATTTGCATTTAGCGGAAAGCGGTGGGTTATCAATTAAAAATATAACGCAAGTAGATAGCAACGTGCATAGCACAACGGGTGACGTTGAATTAGATTTGGATTTGGTGGGTTCAACATTTGCACCAATGGTGTATCTCAAGAATTCATCTTATCCATTAACTGATATCAACATTTCAGGTCAAATAATATACACACAATACCATTATGAATAATCCACAACAAACATTCAAGAACATTTGCGAGATGCAAAAGATGGGCATCAAGTCAGATGCGAAAAGCTACCAAAATAATTTACCAAAAGTGGTGACTGGTTGTATCAATTTGGCAATAGTTGCTACTTTACTTTGGGGTACTTATCAAATAATTAAAATGATATTCTGATGGCAGATAATAAAGTAGTTTTAGAATTCGAAATAAAAGGTAACGGAGAGCAAAAGGCGCAATCGGTAAGGGCGCAAATGAAGGCACTCCGTGATGAGTTGTTGAGATTAGATGAGGGGACTGCTGAATTTGAGAAAGTTCAAAGAAAGCTTGGAGACCTAACTGATAAAGTTGGTGACTTAAGTCGTGGCGTTAATACGTTGGCAGGTGATCCATTAGAGAGGTTGAACAATTCATTCTCAATGATTGGTTCATCAATTCTTTCTTTGGATTTCGGAGCAGCACAACAAGGGTTGCAAGGGGTGACAAGTGCGGTTAAAGATTTCAAGTTTGGTGACTTATCAAAAGCTGCAAAAGGCTTTGGCAAAACGATGTTGGACTTGGGTAAAGCGTTAATGACTAACCCAATCTTTTTGTTGGGTGCAATCATTGCAGCCGTTGTGATGAACTTTGATAAATTGGTCAACGCAGGTGGATTGGTGGGTAAAGTATTCGGCACAATCAAAGAGGCAATTGATGCAGTCATTGGTGGGTTTGTTGACTTTATGGATTACATAGGTTTGACTGATTCCAAAGCTGAAGAACGTGCAGAAAATGAAAAGAAAAGAGCAGAAGAAAACAAAAAGTTAGAGGAAGAAAAACTCAAAAAGCAAAAAGAAGTTGAGGCCGAAAAAGAAAAGTTAGCCAAAGAGGCAGCTGCCAAAGAGGCAGCAAGAATGCAGAAGGTTCGTGATGATCAAAACCAGTTAACGACTTTCTTAAAAACGGAGCAAGAGAAAAGATTTCAGGACACGTTAACCGAACAAGAAAAAGAACTTCGACAACTTCAATTAACTTATGATGAAAAGAAAAGATTAGCGCACGGAAACAAAGAACTTTTAAAGCAATTAGAGAATGAATATCAAACTCAAATAAGTGATATTAATGCTGATTACGAAGCAAAGAGAAACGCAGCAGCATTAGAAGCTGCCAAAAAGCAAAAGGAATTACTTAAGCAAATTGAAGAGGAAGCACTTACAGAGCGTGAAGCATTAGCGCAAGAAATTCAAAACATTCGTCAAGGTGCTGAAGCTACTGAAATTCAAAATTTAAGGGATTCATATTTTACAAAGATTGAACTTGCTAAACAATACGGATTAGATAGTGCGGCATTAGAAGAACAATTAGCGCAAGAAGAACAAGCCATACGTGAAAAATACGCAGTTAAGGAAGTTGAGTTGGTCAAAATGACAACTGAACAAAAAATGCAATTGGCTCAAATGTCTTTGAATGGTCTAATGAATTTGAATGATTTGCTAACTGCATCAGGTTTGTTAAATGCGAAACAATCTTTCAAAATAAATAAAGCGTTACAACTTACACAAGCTGGAATTGGTGCGGTGCAAGCGGTGCAAAATGTTTTGGCTGACCCTACGTTAATTGGTGGGACACGTTTCATCGCTGCCGCTGCCGCAGGTGTTGCGGGTGCTGCGAATGTGGCAAAGATTGCAGCAATGAAATTTAATCCAGGTTCTGCTGCAACCCCATCAAGTGGAGGAGGTGGAGGTTCAATGGGTGCATTGGGGGGAGGTGGTGGTTCAACATCCGCACCAGCACTTGATTTGTCCTTCTTGAACAATGCACAAACGAAAGCACAACCGATACAAAGCTATGTTTTAGCTACTAATGTAACGAGCGCACAAGATGCACAACAAAAAATCTTAGACCAATCAAAATTAATTAAGTAATATGAAAGAAGAAGAAATCAAAGTCATCGAATACACGATAGATGATAGTGGATACTTGGGTGTTCACGCAATGAGTCTTGTGGAGAATCCTGCCATTGAAGTTGACTTTGTCGCACTATCAAAAACACGCAAGGTGCAACAAGCGGCAATTGAGGAAGGTGAACGCAAGATGGTCTATGGTGCGGTTATGATTCCCGAGCAATTGATTTATCGAGTGGACACAATGCAACGTGAGTACTACTGCAAGTATTCGAAAGAAACTATAAATAAAATAGCGCAAGAATATCTCAAAAGAAATATGCATCACAACTCAAATCTTGAACACGAAATTCCAGTTGTGGGTTGTACGGTTGTGGAGTCTTGGATAGTGGAAGGAGCGCACGACAAGAGCCAAAACTTTGGATTCTCATTTCCTGAAGGCACGTGGTGCATTGGTATGAAGATAGACAATGATGAGGTGTGGCAATCGATTAAGCAAGGTGATGTCAAAGGCTTTTCACTTGAAGGATTCTTCACGGAAATTAGTGATGAGTATATGACACAACAAGAGATCGAAAAGATAATGAAAGAACTTGAAAACGAGTTAAGCGGATTGTAACGATTACACCTGTGCAGGTGTTTGTTTACCCGACAAAAAAGGCCTTCCACGTTTGGAGGGCCTTTCTTGTGAAACCGAAACAATTAAACAAACTAAAAAAACACATTACAACGGAACAAAAATAGGTGTTTTGCTACTTATGATTAGAATAATCAAATAATAGATATGAACAAAGTAAGTGAAATCGTTTCCAAATACGCAGATAGATTGAAGGCTTTTGGCATTCAACTTTCCGCTGAAGGGGAAATCACAAAAGAGGCTCAAATGGCGATGGCCGTTTTGGCTGATGGCACGGAGGTATATTCTCCAGATGCTGAATTTAAAGTAGGTAGTGAACTTTTCATTATGGATGGTGACGGCAACCCGGTACCTGCTCCCGATGGAGAACACACAACTGCTGAAGGTAAAATGATTGTGGTTGCAAGTGGTCTAATCACCGAGATCAAAGAACCAATGGAAGAAGAACCAAAGGTAGAAATTGAAATCGAAGAAGAAAAGCAAGCAGCTTTTGAAGGTGTATCAAAAGAGGAATTTGAGTCTACAATCAATTCATTGGTTGAAGCTTTTGAAGCGAAGATTGCTGCGCTAAATGCAGAGAAAGAAACTCTTTCTTCTACTATCGAAAAGATGAGCAAGCAACCTGCAGTTGATAGCGTAAAGAAATCAACAACAGTTGCCAAATCAGAGCCAATCAACTTGGCTAAAATGGATTCTAAAAACAGAATCTTCTCAATCATAAACAAGTACAAATAATAAAATAAAAAAAAGAAAAAATGGCTGATAGCTTAACCATTAACAGTTCAACCTACGCAGGTGAATTAGCGTTACCGTACATCAACGCTGCTATATTGTCTGGAGACACTTTGGCAAAAGGATACGTTACTCTTAAAGAGGGTGTAAAATACAAGGCAGTATTAAAGAAATTGTCCAACGCTGCATCTTTGGTACAAGCTGCATCTTGCGACTTTTCTCA